ATATTGGCTAAGTCAGTATTTACAAGACTTCGAGATTTAAGAGATTTCACGTAGTAGTTGTACGTCTGGTGATCGAGACCAGATAACTGTAATAGGTCGTATTGATTCATGAAATCGTTGATAGCATTTTGAATCAAAAGACCAAGCAGGTCATTTTCATTTTGAATTAGCAAGCGTTTATCTCCTTTCATTTACTCGGCATGGCGGTGCCTGTAAATACATTATAGGTAGATAAGAAAAGAAAAACAATAGAAAGGAGCCGTATGAAAGCATCGAAAATTGAAATCCGTCAGGTAGACGGCGAAAAAGGAATATTCACAGAAATCCTTGTAGACGGTCACAAACTTGAGGGAGTGAGAAGCTTTGAATTGAAACAAGGGGTTGGTGATTCTGTTCCTGTTCTTTCAATTGATCTGAATGCCTTAAATTTATCCACAGACTTGCAGACGTTGCAGGTAAACCAGAAGGGCATCGGAGAAATCGAAAGTATTAAATTCAAAGGACAGGAAATGCCAGTTGAGTTTGTACAAAAAGAAGAAAAGGCTTCAAAGATGGTACGAACATCAAAGAAACCTATTTCCTTATCATGCTTGATCAAGAAGAAACCTATTTGCCAGATGGATATTTTTCGTTGAATACTTCTGGCACAGATTCATAAACATCTAAAGAAACAATCAGGAGGTAAAAACCAGATGATTAAATGCGAAAAAGGAAACGTATCAATCAACGGTGCGGGAAATGAAGTTATCCATGATCTTTCGGAAATCATATCTCGTACCTACAGTTCCTTTTCCAAAGCGTTCGGAGAGGAAAAAACAAAACAGATGATTTTTAAGGCGGTAAACGCCGGGATGGGAGCGGACAAATGACAAAAGCAGAGAAATTTAACCTTTATGCGGATACCTTATACGGAATGTGCCGGAAAGCACAGGACACAGTTCCAGAAGTGCTTGTGAGATTTGAATGTGATGCTTTTAGCTGTAAAGGAATAGGAAGGTATCGTGCGATATTCGTTAGTATCACAACGTTTGATGGAACCACAAAATATTACGATGTGTGCGAAGCGTTATGTGATATGGAGGAAAACTTTGAATCCGTAAAGACAATACTGAATAACCTGTTACTTGATGCCCCGTGTCCATACTGTGAAAAGGAGAAAGAAAATTGATGGCTGTAGAAAAAGAAAGCTCCGTGGATTTTGTCCCGGAGACCGTTGAAGAAGAATATGCCCTGTTGGCAGGCAGATTGAAAGCTGTTGAAGCTTATCTTGATGCTTCAGATAGCGATTACGTAGACAAAAACGTTCTGGCTGCCATGTTAGGCATTTAAGTTGTAAGCAGCCCCGGCGGTGCAGGAACACCAACCGGAGCACGTATCTAACTTAGCTTGAGTAAGTTAAATACAGGTTGATTATATCACACCTTCCTGTATTTGACAAATAAAAACACAGGAGGGCATTTTTAATGTCTAAAATCACTAAGGAAACTGACAAAACACTTGCTTCTGAGATCATCAAAGACCTTGAGAAGGAAGCAAGGAACAAAGATCTGGCAATCATTGCTCTGCTGACTACAGTGCTGGCAATGGGGTTGCTGGGGAAAGGAAAATAATGAGAGCTTACTTAGAGGGGCTTGCAGTGTTCGGAGTTTCTGGTCTGGCAATCGTGTTCTTTGCCGTATGCTGGGCTGTGACTGATTTGGACGCACTCACGATTCTGGCATTGGATTATATCTTAATGAGTACATTCGGGCTGGCAGTGATGCTAAAAATCAATGACTTCGTACACGACATTAAAAGGAAGGAAAAAGAAAGCAAAAATGCAAGATTTAAACAAAGCAACACTGACCGGATTTGTAACTGATCCGGCAGAAGTCAAATTTAAGCCAAGGAAGGGCAAAAGCTTTCTGGTCGTCAGAAGTGACCGGTTCAGTGGAACACCGGACGATATCATCGTGGAAATTCCGAACAGACTTAAAGGTACATTTCGGGAATGGAATTGGATAAAGGTTTCGGGAAGAATCCGTTCCAAGTGGGTCAGAGCGGATCACCAAGAGAAAAAGTACATGTATCTGGAAGCATATGATGTCAGCACGGAAGGAACGCTTCTTGTGAATACAGTAGAAATGACTGCGAATATTTGCAAGAAGCCGGTGCTGAGAAAAACGCCGTTAGGAAGGACACTCTGTGAAATTTGTGTGGCAATCAATGGATACAGACGGTCCGAATACATCTCCTGCATTTCCTGGAGAGACTTGGCGGTGAAAGCTTCTGAATGGAAAGTAGGGACAAAAGTTAAATTAAAGGGACGTATGCAGAGCCGTGATTACTGGAAAAAACAGCCAGATGGTTCTTATGTTAGAAAAACAGCATACGAAGTTTCGGTAATAGAGATGGAGGAAATAAAAGATGAAAAAGGTAACTTTGAAAAAACTGAGCGTTGAAAATTATAAGAAATTTGAAGCAAGAGAATTTGATTTCGCAGGAAGAACAGAAGTTTCCGGAAGAAACAGACAGGGTAAAACTTCTCTGATGGATGCATATTTTGATGTCCTGACCGGAAAGCTGGCAGATGGAACGCTTCCGAACAATATCCGCCGGAAGGTTGACGGTGAAGAAGTTGACGATCCAGTGGTGAGAGAGCTGGTTATTGACGTTGATGGAACGAAATATGTTGTACAGAAAAAGACCAAGAAAGGAAAATCATCCAATACGGTTGAATATTACGTCAACGGAATTAAGCGGAATAAAACTGAGTATATGGAGATTCTTAAAAGAATTGCCAATCCCGATACGATTGCCATGTGCAGCAACGCCAGAGTGTTTTTGAATGAGATCCAGAAAGCAACAGCAAAAGCAAGGGAAACACTGGGGAGAATAGCTGGATTCAGTGAATCACAGTTCAGAGCAGAGCATCCGGAGTATGAATGCATAAAGAACGAAGGTGTGGAAGGAGATTCTATCGAAGAAATCTTAAAAGCCCGCAGAAGAGACCTGAGAAAAGCCAAGTCAAATGTTGATGATATTGCAAAGCAGATCAGAAAAGAGCAGAGCCGACAGGTTGAATGTGATGAAACACTTCCAGCGCAGAGGGACGACCTTCTTGATCTGCTGAAAGAAAACGAGAAGCAGGAAAAAGCACTCTGTGATGCTTCAAGAGAATACGACCGGATTTCTATTGAGCTGGCAGGGCTGAAGCGTTCACGTGACGCACTGGTTGAGAAAGCTGGTAAAGCAGCCAGAGAAAACCATGACAGAATAACTTCCTTATTACATACGCTGAAATCCGACAAGAAAAACGCCGAGAACAAATTAAGGCTTGCCGAAATGGATTTGGAACACGCCAACAAAGGAATTGAACGCCACAAAGCAGCATTGGCACAGGCTAAAAAGAAATATACGGAAGCATTAAAAGAGAAGTGGGACGGCGATACCGAACTTACTGCAATCCGTGGAGCAGAGTTTGATCTGGCAGCAGCTATTTGCCCGACATGCGGACAGGCACTTCCAGAAGAACAGGTGGAAGTTGCGAAGCGCAAGTTTGAGTTCAACAAGCAGTCCAGAATCGCCAAAAAGTTAGAAGAAAAAGAACAGTTTGAGAAAAATAAGCGCACCAAACTAGAGCAGATCACTGAGGATGGCAACGAAGCTTCCAATGGATTGGAAACGGCGAAAGAAACTAAGAAAGAAGCAGAAACAGTTATCGAAGCTACTAAGAAAGGAATCACATCTCTGGCACTTGAAATCGCAGAAACAGAGAAAGAAGCAGAGAAACCGATTCCAGAACCGGACATGTCTGGCGATGAAGAATACAAGGCAGTTTGCAACAAAATCTCAGCACTGGAAGAAAGCCTCAATGGCATCGGAAACGGCGAAAATGACAGGATTTTATTAAGCAACAACCGTCATTCTCTGGAAGCAAAACTCAGAGATGTTGAAGCAAAGATTAAAACTCAGACTGCAAGGCTTGAGGAAAAAGCTAATAACCTTGAAGAGTTGCAGGAAGAGCAGAAAAAGCTTTCACAGAAGCAGGCGAACATTCAGCAGAAAGTAGATCAGCTGACCGAGTATTCCATTGAGAAGAATAAGGCACTGGCAGCAGTGATTAATCCGCACTTCAAACACTTTCAGTTCCAGTTCCTCAACTACACGCAGGATGGAGAACCGATGGAAACTTTCCGGATGATTTGCAACGGTATTGATTACGCAAACGGCCTGAACCATAGCGACCGGATTCTCTGCGACATTGACCTTGTGATGGGGTTGCAGGAGATGAACGACTTACGACTTCCGGTTTGGGTTGACGATACTGAAAGCATAAATTCGGACAGGATTCCAGAATTGGATACACAGATGATTCTGCTGAAAGTTTCAGATGGAGAATTGAATGTAAAGACATTATAAAAAGGGAAAGTCAGAAACACAGCGGTCTACCCCAATTAGCTTAAAAAACTGTTTTATTGACAGCCGTTCACTACTGGGAATAGTGGGCGGCGCAAAAAAGGAATAGCTAGGAACTTGTTTGGCGACAACCTAGCTACTCCACACAAATATAGAAAAAACTATATCTGTTATTAGAATAGCAGAAAAAATCGACTTATTCAAGTCGCAGGTGATTTCGCCCCTGAAAGGTGAGGAACATGATTCACTCGCCAGAACCTGTGTGACCTGTGAGATAGGATTTGAGGATTGAGAGCCATAACAAATAACACAGGTACGAAACTGCCAACCGTGAGCAAAATATACTGTTTTGGTTGAGAGCCATAACAAATAACACGGATGCAATCACGCAACAGCGTGTTAGCAAATATAAATAACGAAAAGGAGAATTAAAATGGCAAACAAAACACAGGTAGCAACAGTAGGAGAACAGCAGGCAGCAGTTGTAATTAACAATCAGTTTATTGACGGATTGACAAAACAGCTTGAAGAGAAATGTAAATATGGTCTTTCTTTTCCAAAAGACTACAATCTCAGCAATGCACTTATGGGAGCGTATCTGGTGCTCAAGGAAACGAAAGACAGGAATAACAAACCAATTCTGGAATCTTGTAGCCAGATTAGCATCGCAAACAGTCTTATGAACATGGCGACACTGGGACTTTCAGTGCAGAAGAAACAGGGGTATTTCATCGCTTACAGCGGCCAGTGTCAGTTCCAGAGATCATATTTCGGAAACATGACGATTGCCAGAAGATACGGAATGAAAGATATTCACGCGGAGATCATCTACCAGGGAGATAAATTCAAATATCATATTGAAGATGGAAATAAGGTTTTGGATTCTCACGAACAGGATTTTATGAACATTGATAATGAAAAAATCCTTGGAGCGTACGCAGTTGTGCTGATGGAAGATGGAACGAAACATCTGGAAGTAATGAACATCAAACAGATTAAACAATCTTGGTCGCAGGGCTTCGGATACAAGGAAAATGGGAATGGCACACACCAGAAATTCACCGATCAGATGGCGAAGAAAACTGTTGTTAATCGTGCTTTAAAGCAGATCATCAACACTCATGGTGATGTTTTTGTACAGGAAGCAGACAATGATACAGAAACCGTTTCAAAAGATGACGCTTTTGCAGCTGATGTTGCATATGATATCGAAACACATGCCAACACTGAAGAATTCATCCCAGAGCCAATGGCGATCGAGGAACAGCCGAAGCAGCCGACGGTTGCAGAAACTGTCCAGACGGTAGAAAAAGAACCGATCCCGGCAGCAGAAAAAGAACCAGAGATTCCAGATTTTATGAAACAGGAGGAAATGTGATATGAATTTACATGATGTATTTACAGTATTGTGTGTGATTGCTTATATCGTTTTTGTTGCATTAGCGATATACGCCGTTAAGAAGAAAAACGGTTTACCGATGCTGGTCGCGCTGGTAATTTCCAGTTTCTTTAACTTGATGGTTTCGCTTACAGCATGATCGGGAGGTGCTAAAAATGAACAATAACGAAATTTTAAAGAAAGCAAAGGAACTGGTTGAACTTCTGGAAAAACAGGAAAAATCATGCAGGGTGAGATTATCCGAGCTTAATCCGGGAGATATCTTCCAGACTACCGGAAAGAGAAAATACAAGGTCTTGGAGCAGTGCACAGAATATACCAGGATCATTTCGCTCGGATTCGTGAAAGAGATTGTGAAATTTGGTGATGATACAACTGACTATAACAAATCATCCTTGAAGAAACTCTGTGATACTGAAATTCTGAAAGATTTTGAAGAAGAGTTTGGAGAAGAGAATATTGAAACCGACATATCAGATCTGATTACCGTGGATGGACAGAAAATTGGAGTAGTGAAATGCAAAGTTCGACCGTTGACATTTGATGAAGCGCGTAAATACACAGAACTGATGCCAAATGATGAATTGGATGATTCCTATTGGACTTGCTCCGCATGGAGCACAGTGGAAAGAGGATGGAAATATGCGCTGGCCATTGTTTCGCCTTCTGGCAATTTCAACTGCGATGGCTGCGTCATCAGTTGCGGTGTTCGCCCAGTTTGTATCTTAAAATCCAATCTCTTTGTATCTAAAGTGGAGGAATGAAAATGAAGAAAAATTTGAAATATTTTGAAAATGAATTAAACCGGATCAACAAAGAATTTGCTGAATACAAAAAGCAGCATATGGAAAAACCGGAAATTGGTAAAACGGTAGAAATCGCCGGAATGGAATGGATGATTTTGGACAAGGCAGAAAAAGGATATTTTGCCGTTTTGAATGGATTCGATGGAGAAAAAAGAACATTTGATTCGGATTCAAATAACTGGATTTCAAGTAAACTTCGAGAAGAATTAAACACTAAATTCTTGAAAAAGATTGCGGACGAATTAGGAGAAGATGCAGTCATCGGATTTGATCGTGATTTAATTTCTCTGGACGGGCAGACAGAATACGGACATTGCGAAGATAAGATTTCACTTTTGACTGTGGATGAGTACCGGAAATATCGTAAATTACTGCCGAACATGCCGAAATGGTGGTGGTTGATTACGCCATGGAGTACACCAGTAAATGATTACAATTCAACGCTTGCCGTTGTTTCGTCTTCTGGCTTTATCTTCAACGTTAGCTGCGGCTACAGTTGCGGTGTTCGCCCGGTTTGTATCTTTTCTTCTTCAATCTTTGAATCAGAGAATGATAAATGATGGCAAATGAAGATTTAAGAGTTATCACAAAAGCGAAGCAATTAGCCAAGCATACGTTAATTATGACCAGCAATGCACGTAGATATCCAAAGAAATTCAGATTTTCTCTTGTGGATAAAATACAAA